CAACAAGCGCAATCTATCACTTGACACAGTTAAGAGAATGCATAGTTACTTTTCGCGTCACGAAGTAGATAAGGAAGCCACAGGATGGAATCAGGGCGAAGAAGGATTTCCCACTGCAGGGCGTGTAGCGTGGCAGTTGTGGGGCGGTGATGCTGGTCAAGGATGGGCAGCGCGAATTGTGGAGCGAATCAATAAGGAAGAACTAAGCGATCTACATGTAGGTGAAGCTTTGATTGAACTGGGTGAAGATGCTAGTGAAGATTGGATATTGATTGATAGTTACAACGCAGATGAAGATCTTGAACACCATTTTGCAGTTCGCACAGGCGCAGCTCGACCAGGTGCTAAGAGCAGGCAAGATGATATTGTCGATGGCAAATACTTTATTACTCGTTACGTTTACGCAGGTGACTTTAGGCATGATAATATGCGCCCATTCTGCAGAAAGATGTTGGAAGCAGGCAAGCTATATCGTATCGAAGACATTGAAGCGATGGAGTTTATAGATGTCAATCCGGGATGGGGACCAAATGGCACTGATTTTTATTCGGTGCTTCGCTGGAAGGGCGGTGGGAACTGCAAACATTTCTTTGAAAAAAGGGTGTTCGTAGATGCAAGTGGTGCGAAGATTAACCCAAATGATCCTGATGCGCAAAGAATAGCAGTGAGCATGGCTGAACGCATGGGATATAAAGTGCGCAACAATTCATTAGTTGCAAAGCTTCCCGAAGACATGCCCTATAATGGCTTTTTACCAACCAATCCTATTTACGGTAATCAATAATTACAACTATGCCTGAAGTATTACTTATATCCGAAAACTACGTCAAGAAGTACACTACCATTAACGGCAGTGTAGATCCTAACTTACTCTATCCATCCATCTATTTAGCACAGGATAAATGGCTACTTCCCTTTTTGGGAACTGACCTGCTGAATAAGATTAAAGCAGACGTTGCTGCTGGTACAATCAGCGGTAATTATGAAACGCTGCTGGAAGATTACATCCAAAAGATGCTGCTGTGGTGGGTGATGGTGGATGTAACGCCTAATCTTTGCTATCGTATGGACAATGGCACACTAGTCCAGCGTCAAAGTGAAGACACTGTGCCGGTATCTGATGTAGTAATGAAGGATATGATAGACCGGGCGCGACAAAATGCAGAGCATTACACTACTTTGCTAGTAGATTACTTATGTGCTAATAGCAGTTTGTTTCCTGAATACTCTACTGCGCAATGGCCTGACCGTTCACCACGTACTGATGTCACTAATACGCTGAATTATCAGTTCAGTTCGGGCAATACTGCAACAAGCTATCGCCCTACTTACTCACGTAACATCATTAACCGTATACCATGAGTGATAAAAAGACACTGAAGCAAGAATACACTGAACGTTTGCGTAAATACGAACGCGAACTATCATTAAAACTACGAGCCAATGTCAGCAAAGAAGCAGACAAAATCAAAAAGTGAACAGCCTGTAAGTGTTACTTACAAGTCTATTCGCTACTATGTGCAGCTATTCGATGGGCTTTGGTCCATTCCTATAGCGTTTGCGCTATTTATCATTGCAGGTGTGGTTAGTGCAGAATACTTTGGTGATGCTTTGATAAGCACCGAATACTTGCAATACATCGTGCTGGCTTCATTCATCATGGTGTTTGCTAACTTTGTTACCTTTTTGGGAATTCGCTTCAATTTTAGGGCGTTGCAGCGTGCCGTATACGATCGTGAAATCAAGTACGAACTAAACACCTATCTAACTACATGGCAAAAGTTGGTTTTATATCTTGTATTGTATGCTTTCTTCTTTGCTTCATTCCTGTTTATACTTCGAACGCTGATGACGGCTACTGCGTAAGAGTTACGGCTTCATCATTCGTAGGTGTTCAGGAAAAGGGTGGTAACAATAAAGGTTTCAATGATGCTGCTTTGCAAGTATTGATGAACAAGAAGGTTGGTTGCCCGGTTACGCATGGTGTTCATTCTTCGTTATGGCTATGCTGAATGAATGTGGCGTGCCGAATAATATCACAGGTTGGTCGCCTACTGCATATAACCAGCGCGATGTGATTTATACAGATGGCAAATTCAAACAATCCTACAGCGATAAGGATGTGCTTGTAATGACGCTAAGCTATAGCGAATTCAAGCGCAAAAGATTTAAAGGTATCGGACATACTGGTATCGTGGATAGGATAGGCAAGTATTCGGTGCGCACCATTGAAGGCAACACGAATGAGCAGGGCATGCGTGATTCACGTTCACGTGATGGCGTGTATTACAAGATTCGCCCACTAACCAAAAATCTACACATTACGCGATGGGGAAAAACACAAAGCTGATTATAGGAGTAGCAGTTGTAATTATCGCGCTGGCTGTGATATTCAGCGTGCGTACATGCAATAAGCCAGTAACAAATCCAGCTATAAAAAGGTTACAAGATGTAAATGATTCGCTGTACAAAATCATTGAAACTAACAACGCCAAAACTGATAGTCTATTCTTGAAAATAGATAGTTTGGAAGTACATCAAGACACCATTATTCAGCGTCAGCAAATCACAAATGAAATTTACCGAAATGAAACCTATAACATTCTTTCTGCTTCTCCTACTAACGCCACTAATCAGTACCGGGCAACCCTCAAAAAATCGGACAGCCTACTTAAAGCAGGATTTTACACCAGAACTTACAACCTACGATCAGCAGCTTTTCAATCTCAACTTCAATAGCATGCTGTATTGGTATGAAACTGCACAGCAAATCGACAGTTTATACCAAATGGAACGGCTAAAGGTTACATACTACGCAAAGATTACAGGCATTCAGGCGGTGAGTTATGAAACATTGGCGGAGATCTACAAGAATAAACAAAGCATTGAAAAGGCTATTGCCACTGAGAAAGACAATGAGATTAGTCAGTTGAAGAAACGCAACAGGCGGTTAATAATTTCCAACACAGCACTAACATTAGGTATCACAGGGCTGGCTTTTTCTACTATATATTTTGCAATACTATAGCTATGGAATTCGAATTACGGGATTTAATTACTTTGATAGGTGCAACAATATCACTTGCATCACTTTATTTCGCTTTAAAGCGCAGTGTAGATAAGGTAGCAGGGCAGGTGCGCAGTATTGAAACCTTCCATAAAAGAGAAATTGAAATGATTAACACTGCACTTAAAGAACAGAAGACCGAATTGAATTCGAAGAACGATAAGCTGGAAGGAAAGATAGATGCGATACAGACGCAGATTGCCATGATTAGTTCACACCTTGCTGAACTGAATGGCTACTTGAAAGCTAATAAATAATAGCATGAATAACATAGATCGTGAGAAGCTACATCGTGAATTACACGATGGAACAGGACCTCTTATTCCGCGCATCCGCGAACTACTTAAAAAGTACAGTCTTGATATTACTGTGAATTCACTAGACAAAAGCTATCGAAGGTGGGTAGATGCTTTAGATTCTAACAAGGCAAAGCCAGTTAGCCAACTGCAAAAGCTAGACAATCATTTAGGTGACTTCACCAACATGATAAATGAATTGATTCCTGAAGAAGCGAATCCATTAGATCTGCCACCTTCACAGGAAGCTAACTACAAACCATTCAAGCTTCCAACTAATCATAATAATATACTTCTGCTGTCGGATATTCACGTGCCTTATCATAACATACAGGCACTAACGCTAGCACTTAAGTACGGACTTGACAACGATGTCAATACGATTTTGCTCAATGGTGATATCATAGACTTCTATGCAATTAGCCGTTTTGAGAAGGATCCACGCAAACGAAATTTCGGACATGAAGTGCTAATGACACGCCAATTCTTAGGCACACTGCGCAAGCTATTCCCGAACGCTGCGATATATTACAAGTGTGGTAACCATGATGTGCGCTATGACCATTATATCATGCGTAATGCGCCTGATTTGCTGGGCATGGATGAATTCAACTTTGAATCATTGATGCACTTAGATAAGTTTAATATCACTTTCATTCCCGATAAGCAGATTATTCATGCAGGGAAGCTAACTATTCTGCATGGTCACGAATTAGGTGCATCGGTATTCAGCCCGGTAAATATCGCACGTGGTCTGTTCCTACGTGCAAAAGACAGTGCATTGTGTGGACACCATCACCAGGCAAGCGAACACACAGAGCCAAACATCAATGGTAAGATAACAACGTGCTGGTCGGTAGCTTGTTTGTGCGAATTGCATCCCGATTACATGCCTATCAACAAGCACCATCATGGCTTTGCACATGTGAAGGTGTTAGATACAGGCGAATTTGAAGTAAGTAACTATCGCATTGTTAATGGTAAGATACGATAACAAAAAGCCCCCAACGTTATGGGGGCTAATTGCATCAATAACAAAAACAAATTAGCAGAGTTACACACTAATCAGTACAAAGATAATATGAAACGCAAGCCACATCCAAAAGTAATACAGCGAAGGTTAGGCAGGGAGCGTGCTGATGGGCTATATTGTGATAACGTGATAGAGATAGATCCAACGTTGCCACCTATGCGCTATCTTATTGTACTCATTCATGAATATCTGCACCACATCCAGCCGGAATGGAGCGAAGAAAAAGTGGATGCTGAAGGCGAAGCACTGGGTAGGTTTCTTTGGAAGCAGGGCTATCGCAAAGTGTCACAATAATTCGAAGATTTGTGACATCAATGTAGTTCTAAACCTTCTACTATTTCGCACATTTCATCGTATAGTTCAGCAATCACTTCTGCTGTCATGCCATCGTAGTTATTCCACTTATCCTTTTTGCGCATCAAGTTCATGATGTCGCTAAGCGCATCCTTATACCGAGCAGCGTTTAAAGTGTATTCGTATTCTACTGCTTCTTCGGGCAGATTAAACGTTAGTGTTGCTTTCATTTTCTGCTTTGTTTGGTAAGCCTGCTTTATGATCTGTGTATCCTTCGTTGTAAGAATTGATAAGGTTTTCCATTTCCCACATTTGCGCCTTCATCATAAAGGCATCCAGTTCAATCCATGATATGTTTACGGATGGACCTTGAAACCTTCTGCGCAGGGCTTTGCTTAATCTACGCATTGCCGTTTCTTTTTTCTCACTCATAGGTATTTGATTTCTTTGGTTAATGTATACAGTTCTTTATTGACTGATTTGATTTTATGCTGCAAGTTATTTTTAACGTAGGTAGTTTTAGCCGTTACAAACATCTGCAGCAGGTTAGTTCGCTCTAGTCTCAGCTCGTCTATTGAGCGCATCTTCTTTGCTCCCATTCATTTTTAGTATTTCGTTTTTAACATGGTAGTAGTATGCCTTTACGCTGTAGTATTCACCAGTGCCATCGAAGTCATTTACGATGTCATCAGGTGCGTTTAATAGTGCTTCATCTACGCAGTATAGCGCAGCATTAATAGCACGCATGTGCATCAGTGCTAAATCTCCATGCTGATCACCAGCTTCAACTATATCAAAATAGTTCGAGTACAGTTGCCATGCCTTTTCTTTTGCTTTCATCTTTTAGTTTATTGATTAGTTCTATCACTTGTTCTTTGTTGTAATAATGCTGTATGCTGTTGCGCACGTAGTCTTTAAGTTGTTCTGGTGTCATACTCACCTCCTTCATAAACATTTTCGTAATACTCAATACCATGCGAACGGCAGGGCGTGTTGTTCGATTTATTTTCTGTCATTTCGATATGCCAAAACACTCCGAGCTTGAAGCCCATATCAAAGGCTTGAATGATTTGCTTCCGGTTCAGTTCTTCAGCATTCCATTTGAGTTCATCCATCGCAGCACTTAAATCTCCAAATGTTATTGTACCTTCTTCATAGCGTTTAAACAACGCCCTGAATCCTTCGTCGAAATAGTTAGCTGCCTGTTGGCTGCGGTCTATGCGTCTTTCTTTCATATGCGTCTTGCTTTACGTTTTTTAGGTTTTGGTAAACTCACTGAGTAGTTACCAAATAGATTTTGTGATACCGGTATGCCTGATTCTCTAATAGCTTTAAGATATCGATATGCTGTGCGGTCTGTTACATTTAACTCTTTTGCTATGATATGTACAGGCATGGCTCGATAGTTCATTTCCTTCATCAGGTACAAAGCCTTAGTGAGTGCATTCTTGTTGCTTGGTTTCATTGCTCACCTCCTTTGTTTTTTGTAATCCATTTTGGAAACCATTTTTGAACTTCATCTAATACTTCAGGGAAATATGCTATTGTCCAAAATTCGCTACCATCTTTAAACTCAGCCATTAACCATTGCTCGCGCGAAATTGAATATCGAAGGAAATCTTTTTGCTCTTTCCAACTTGCAATCCATTCGATTGCTAACAATTCATCTAATGAATGAAAGTGAGCATATTCATCTTTATAACCAGAAAAACATGCTGGTAGATATCTTTTAACTTCCATTCCTATACGCATATGTCTTATTGAATCTATTTGCTTCTTTGTTCTGTTTTGTATGTATTCCTGTATAAAGTAATCTGACGATCCTGCATATGCATTAGAGATTGTCATGCCATCATTATATGCTAATTCAATCTGAGTACGTTCTACACCCATTAGCTTAGTCATTTCATCAATGAACGTTCTGCCATTGGCATTATAGGTATCAAATAGCTGTGGCGCATATTGCTCAACAATACGCATTGCCTGTTGTAGTGCGGTTAGCTTACTCATAGTGCTAAAGTATTAAGGTATTCACGCCACATAGGTACACGCTCCTGAAGCTTTGCGATTGCTTCTGCATCGAATTCAACTACCTTCTCATGGATGCGTTCAGCGATGGGTATATCAAACGCCCATTCGTCTTGTGGTGTTTCAAGGTTTGCATCCGGGTATTCGCGCAGGAATCGTGGCATATCGTATATCATGTTACGTTCGATGCTCTTTGCTTTCTTAATGAATACAGGATCACCTTGCGGATCTATTAAGTTAAGCCTACGCGATAGCCTGTACTTCTCATCGTTAATCATTTCAATCGGTGCGCTAACTAGTACGTAGCAGAACGTGGCACGTGGTGCGCCTGTTAGCCAGCAGTAAGCCTGCCCTTGCCAATAGTAATCTTTGCTGATGTCGCTAGCTTTCGCATCCATGAAGGTGTGTATATCCCAGCTGCTTTTGATATCCGGTACATTGATTACTGCACCTGCTTCATCTTTGATAAGCAAATCGGGTGTGCCTTTTATAAAGTCATTGGTAAACATCTGCTCATTCTTGAATACAATTTCACCACGATGCCTGCGCCACATGTCGATAGCATCATTCTCTACGGCTAAACCTTTCTCAATGTACTTATTGC